TAATGCGACACAGCGGGCGATATCATCGCGCGATGACTCGGCATGCTCGATGGCGCGCGGGTCCAGATGTTGGCGGTCATGCTGGCACCTGTTCGACCGGGCGCACGACATATACGCCATAAATCGCCATGCCGATCGAATCGATGATGCCATTTTCTGCCAGCAGCGCGCCAACGACGCGGGCGCCGATGTCCGACGTTTCGCCGTTCATCTTCAGCAGCATGTCGAACAGCATTTCAGTGTCGACTTCGAATGTCACTGTACGGGTTGCCATATTCCTTACCGGGCGGCTTGTTAGGACCGCCCGGCTCCCTTGGTGAATGGTTAGGCCGGAGCGAAATAGACGCCGGCAATGTTGTGCTGGCAGAACTCGGCGAGGCACGTTTCCCCAGCCCAGACGCGGACATATGGGATGTTCGCGTGAAGCCCAGATTTCTGGCATGCTTCGATCCGGGTGACGCCGCTGCGGCCAACGACATATTCACTCTCGACGCCGGGGATGGTGTCGATCTGGACGGCCTTGATCGGCTGCTGAATGGGATGCTCTTCCATCACGCCACCACCTTCTTCGCCTTTGCCTTCGCCCGCCGCGCCTCATTGGCAGCGATCAGCGGGGCCATCCGGCGTTCGCGCTCGGCTTTCAGGGTGGCGAGTTCGGCAGCAACGCGAGCGTGGCCTTTGCGCGATTCCTCGTAGGCCATTTCCGCCGCCGTCATATCAGAGCGCAGTTGACTCGCCTCCCCCAACAGCCGCGCATTCTCCCGCTGCAACCGCCCGATCGTCTCGGCGTCGCGCACCGCATTTGCCGCGCGCTGGGCCAGCAAATCATCACCAGACTTCTTCATCTGGTCGTACCGCTTCTTCGTCACGAACATGTGGATTCTCCTTAGAAATCAGGTTCGTTGCTGACCGGATGATCAGCGATGACTTTTTCGGGATTGGCGGCTATCGCGTTCAGCACGGCGAGCGCCTGAACCAAGCCGTTGAAATAGGTTTCGCCAGTTTCAGACCTCGAATAACCGACGCCGTGCTGGACGCTCACATGGCCGACAAATCCGTTTTCGATCTTGCGGATGTGAACATTGACCGAATTAAAATTCATATCTCGTCTCCCTGTCAGGCCGCGCGCGTCCGGCGGCGATAATCAACCCGGTTCTGAAACCGCCGCTTTTCGGCGTAGAGCCAGTCATCGGCGTAGCGGTCACGCTTGCGCGCATTGATCTCGGCGCGGCGCTTGGCGTGGTTCAGGCGCTTGATCTCATTGTCCCGCGCCCGCTGTTCAGGCGTACGGCTGTAGTAGCGGACGAGGCAGGCGAGGCGCGCGGCCTCCTGCTCGGTCAGCGGGCGGGTTGCGGCGATCGCGTTAAGGCGGTCTAGGGCGGTCATTCCCCATCGCTCCAGTCTTCAGCGCCGGTAAACCCCTCGCCCATTTCGCTTTCCGGCTTGCCTTCGCCCGGCGTCAGCATGTCGCGACGCACGGCATAGGCGTTCATCACCTTCTCATGCAGGTCAGGGCGATTGGCCTCCAGACGTGCAACGAACTTGGCACCCTTCTCGATATGCGCATTCAGCGCTTCGAGACTGTCGATCTGGCCGAGGTGCGCCATATGCTCGTTGGCCCAATTCGCGGCGGCGGCAGGGTCGGGCTGGCGCTGCTGCTGCATCTGGAGCGGCAAGACTTTGATGCCAGCCTTCTTGCCCTTGGTCTTCATGACGACGACCATGGTTTCCTTGTCCATGTGGCTCATGTGGCTGATGCGGATGCCGCCGACATTCAGGCCGCCGAACGTCACGCCATCGTCACGGTAGAGCGTCATCGATCGGCCGACATATTCAGCGGCATTGCGGCCCCAGATGGCCAGCAGGATGCGTCGGATGGTCTTGCAAGGCTTGAACGGCTTGTTGTTGTCGCCTTCGTAGAAGATCGACACCGGCTGATCGCCGTCATTTCCTGCCACCTTGCGAACGGTGATCGTGCGGGGGGCTCCCATTAGATCGTCCGCATTGAGCTGGTCGCTTTTCGCCTCCACGAATTGCGACATGTCCACCATGTCGTTCATATCACTAGCTCCTGATGTTCCCGCCGTTCGGTCGGCGTAAGGCTGTAGCGGGCCACGGTGGCCTCATAGATCGCCAGCTTTTCAGCCAGCTTCCGCTCAAATTCCCCGGCGGCGTTGATGATGGCGTCCTGAATCTGATGGTCAGGATGGACGCGGATGAAGGCTGTCGGCAGGCCGCCGCTGTAGCTAATGAAGTCGATCCACTGGCGTTTGGACACGGCCATGCCGGTCTGATGCTGGATCAGGTAATCGGCCGGGATCGTCTCGCATTGTGCGACCCCCATGTTCTCGATGATGGTCTGCACCTGATACTTGGCCCGGCGGCTTTTCGCCTCGATCGCGCCGTCATCGCCGACAAGGCCATCCGGGCTGTAACCCAGCGTAAAACCCCATTCATCGTTGGTGATGAAGCCGCATTCCGTGACCGGCGCGAACTTCTCTTCATACTCGGCGCGGGCGTAAATCTCGTCTTCCTGACCGCGCAGCATGTCGTCGCTGATGTATTTCGGCTCGACATATTTGGTGATGCGTTGGGCCAGTAATTCGTAGAGGTGTGCCCGTTCCTTGTCGTTGTTGGATACCTTAAGCGTCGGCGTGATGATCAGCTTCATTTCCGAAGCCGTCAGCAGACCGCAGCGGGCTTGCAGCCATTCGTCGGTGCCTTGCTCCAGCTTGAAAAAGTGGGTGATGCTGCCCGACTTCGCGCCGGAAGGCTTGGCGGTCTCCGGCTTAGGCTTGGCGACCTCCACGCGCTCGCGATCGAACGCATCGTAAATGTCGTCCTGCTTCGGCTCGACATAATCGAGGGCAAAGGGGTTGTCCGTCATGGTCAGAACCTCAGCGTCACGTTGGGGACTTCGCCGGCAAGTATGGCGACCACAATCTTGCGAGCCGTTTCCTCGTCAGCGCCGCAGGTCATGAGCGCCTGCTTTGCGGCAGTCTTGATGGCGGTCCGGTGCGCCTGATCGGCGTCACGCTTGGCCTGCTCTGCGGCAAGACGGTCGATTTCAGCTTGGCGATCAGCCTCAGCCTTTGCGATGCGATCACGCTCGGCCTGCGCCTCGGCAAGCTGTGCGGCATGTTCGCGGTCGCGGCGCTCCTGCTCGGCGCGGGCGGCCTGCTCGGCTTCACGCTGCGCCCGTTCGGCGGCTTCGACCTTGGCGCGCTCGATGCGTTCGGCCTCTGCCTTTTCAGCGGCGAGGCGGCGTTCCTGTTCAGCCTGCGCGCGCTCCGCAGCTTCTTGAGCGGCGCGTTCGGTAGCGGCCTTTTCAGCCTCGATCCGCGTCGCTTCCTGACGTTCAGCTTCGGCTTTCTCGGCGGCAATGCGATCGGCCTCAGCGCGCGCGGCAGCTTCGGCCCGCAGCTTTTCCAGTTCGGCGCGCTCAGCCTCTTCCCGTTTCAGGCGGGCGAAGGCGGCCTTGAGCATGTCGGTCGCATGATCCTTGGCCTTCTGGGCCGTGTCCAACTTGTCGCCGAACAGGGTGGGATCAAGAACCATTTCATGGACTGTAAAACCGCGCGTCCGGACATCTTCCGCAGTCTCATCCAGGCTGACCATAGCATCGCGGGCAAGCTGGTTGATAATCGCATCTGCCTTGGCAACGCGAGCCTTTTCAGCCTCTTCCCACTCGGTCAGCGGCTTGCGCACCGACTTCGCCAGTTCGTCCAGCGTCTCGCGGGCGTCACGTCGGGCAGCATCGACAACGCCGATCTTGGCCCGCGCCTCCTCGTTCAGCTTCTTGCCAGCATCATCGATCGCCGTCTTGGTGCGGGTGATCTTGAAGGCGAACGACTTGATCGCGTCGCGCCCCTTGGCGGTAGACACATCAGGCTCGAAAGCCTCGATCTCCCGGCGGATATGGGCGAACAAATCGTCGCGCTTCCCGGCATCCACCAGCACAAGCTGCGGCGTCTGAGCTACGATTACCGTAATGTCACCGGCGGTTGCAGACTGATCAATTGCGACGGCACTAGCCATTTTCAAAACCCTTCCGGATTAGGGCAGGCAAGCAGAAGCCCGCCGCCGATGAGGATGATTGCCAGCGCTACGGCCAGCATCTGGGGGAGTGTGAGGAGGCGGGGCGTCATGACTCCCACCGCCGCGCAATCTGGGTGGACAGTGGGGGTGTTAGGCGCGCCTGTCCGCCGTGACCGGGCATATCCTGCTCAAGCCGAAGCGCGGCCCGATAGTCGCATGAATACGAGCAGACGAAGCCGCCATAATGGTTAACCTTGGCCTGTCCGCCACCTTCATCCAGAGGCAGATAGGCCGGCTTGCCCATATAATATGGATGTCCACGGAGAGCCTTGCCGCATCCTCGACATTCGGCGCCATGATAGCCGTTTTCGGGCGTTCTGGTTTCCTGCCTCACGCCGCAGCCCTCCCCGCATCACGAAGGACAGGCGGGACATAGGCCACATAGACCGGCGCTTTCGAAATCCGCTCAACCTGCTCGATCAGCGTATCAACCTTGGCCAGTCGACCATTCGGGCCGAGATAGCCGCACAGATACGACCCATCAGCCTGAACCTGATCAGCCCGCCCCAGATAGTTGCGGCGGTTGCACATCAGTTCGTCACGAACCGCATCAAAGGTAAACGGGCCGCAGCGGTGGCGGTTGTTCTCTAGCTTGGATATCGCAGCATCGATGCGCGCGACTGTCGTCTGGATCAAATCCGCAGCACGAACAGCGGCGTCGGCGTGATACTCTGCGCTTGTTGCGAAATCGGAGCGGGGCATTCTCGTCTCCTGTTGAAACTGAACTCATCCGCGCGGGCGCTCTGACCGCCCGTCTGGGGAGGTCAGGCTTGCCCGTAAGTTTCGGGGCGAGCAGGAATGTCGTCGGGCGTTGCGAACCCGAAAAGCGGCAGGAAGAAGAAGGATTGCCCGCGCTCGTTCATGAGGCTGGCGCCTTGAATTTCATAAGAGGCCCCTGCGGCGTCCCCTGCGGCGGCCCGTGCGGCGGCCCGTGCGGCGGCCCGTGCGGCGGCCCATGCGGCGTCCCCTGCGGCGGCCCGTGCGGCGGCCCATGCGGCGTCCCCTGCGGCGGCCCGTGCGGCGTCCCCTGCGGCGGCCCGTGCGGCGTCCCCTGCGGCGGCCCATGCGGCGTCCCCTGCGGCGGCCCGTGCGGCGGCCCATGCGGCGGCCACCTTCTGCCAGTCAGCCGGCGTGAACTGATCCAGTACCCACCAGAAATCGAGCAGCTTCGACCACTGATCACCAAGCACCTTGCCCGGATCGGTCAGAACAACGGCAGGAGCGCCATCCACAGTGTCGTTGACGTTACGCAGCAGGATAGCGTGCGCGCGGCTGATCTTGAGCAGGTCCGCCGTCATGCGGTCAGCGTTTCCCTGCGCGGTGCGGTTCAGGTCTTCGGCCGACATGCCGCCGATCAGGTGGAGAACCTGGCCCTGCGCGCACATGCACGACAGGTTGCCCTCCTCATATTCGGCCATGTCGATCAGTTCACCCTTGTAGGGCTGGCCGTCTCCGCTGTTCCAGCGCTCCAGGATTTCCGCGAGCTGCATTTCCGTCCTCCATCTAAACTCATCCTCGCCCCGACCGCATCGGGGTCCGGTCAGTTCAGGCAGCAACAAGATTGGCAGCAGGCGCGCCCAGCTCACGGCGCAGCGATGCGACCGAGCGGCGAAACATCGCGCGCATCTGGGCATCAAAGCGGCTGTCGAGCGCGTTGACTTCGTTGCGGCGGATCGCGGCAACCAGTTCGTCAGTGGTGCGGGGGTTGGTCACTTGCTTCTCCATCATAGGGAGCGATGTGCTGCCCTGATGGAGTGGTTATAGGTTGGTTCAATCCAACCCGTCAAGCGAAAAGGTTGGTTCAATCCAACTTTCTTCACAGCCCACGAAAAACCCCGCCGATCCGGGGATGGCGGGGTGGTAGAAGTTGACCGAAAAGATTCGACTCTTGGTGGGCCTCGCAGCAATAAAACGATATGGAATTCACGGCATATATTGACGAGGCAGGTGACGAGGGAATCACCAAGCTAAGAGACAAAAAGAACGGCGATCCTGGAGGCCAGTCGCGCTGGTTGGTGCTTGGCGGCATCCTCGTTTCGAAGGACACCGATAGGTCGCTCCCGAAAATCCGAGACGACATCGTGGCTTTGTTTGTAAAAAAGAAAGGCCGGGATCTTCACTTCCGCGAACTAAAGCACGAACAGAAGGTTGTGGCAGTAGATGCCCTGTCCGAAAAACGCATTGGAATTTGCGGCATATGTTCGTGCAAGGAGACACTCCTTGATGGCGGAAAATTCGAACAGTTGTACCAGCAGAAGGGCCATCTTTATAACTACCTAACGCGCTTCTTGCTTGAGCGCCTGACTGCGGCTGTGGCGGCGGCGGGACGGCGCGCCGGCGAGCAGGCTCGTCTAAAGGTAGTCTTCTCGCGGCGAATGAACACGGACTATCACGCTATGCGCGAATACCTGATGCTCATGCGAGACGGGAAGGAGAAACAACAGCCGGTAAGAAGCATAGACTGGTCCGTATTCTCCCCAGATGACATATGGGTCGAGAACCATTCAAAGTGGGCCGGCCTTCAGATTGCCGATGTCGCTACCAGTTCGATATTCAACGCGCTCGAGCAAAATTTTTACGGAAAATACGAGCCGCGATACGCACTAACCCTGGCCAAACGCTTTTTATCTGCGAACAAGTCTGTGATGAACTGCGGAATGACGCTTATCCCAAAACTCGCATCTTGCCCGCTGGACAAGGAGCAGAGAGACTTCATCAACGAGCTGCAAAAAATGTGGCAGGCCCCCGGACCCTGATGCACATCCACTGGATGCTGCTGCTCGAAAGCAACTCGGGCTTACTCCGGCGCATGCCTGCCGCAACCCATATGACATCAAGGCATTTGCAGGTCAATAATTGACAATCCAAAATCACCGATTTCTCGCGATTCGCGGATCATTGTTCTGATTTTGTTCGCTGGAATTATTGTTGTGCCGGCGCACTTACCCACAGGTTTGTGTGTCGACAGATAGGAAATCTCCTTTCCTACAACCCCGACTCGGGATAAGAACAAAATAAGAACAAGTGAGTCGAGACGTTGGAGATGGAACGTGTCCTGCTGGAAGCCCCGGTCTGCCCGGAAGATTGCCCAGAGTGCAATCTGCACTGCGCCGGGATCGTCATGCTGCTGGCCGATCTCCGGCGGGATCAGGAGATGCTTCTGAGGGAGCGGAGCTTGCACCTTCGCTCAGGCCTGCGTGAAGATCTGAAACTCGTTGAAGGGCATTTGGAAACTGCCGCGCAAGCCTTTGAGCGCGTTCGTCCTGGAACGGGTCGATCCCCACGGACTCAAGTAGCATTGCGAAGGTCGACGTCAGCACGTTTGCATTAGGCAGCGCTATAGAAGCGCCAGGCAGCAGATCGCGCACATCGATTTCGAGGGCGTTGGCAAGGCGTGTCAGTGTCGACAGCTTGATATCTTTGCCGTCTTCCAAAATTTCTTTCACGAGCGACTTACTTTTCCCGACCGACTGCGAAAGTGTCGTCGGCGCTATGCCTTTGCGCTTTATCTCCCGCGCCAAAGCCGAACGTATAGAATCAAAATTAAATTGCTCACCCATGGGGAGATTTTCCCACGGGCGGGCTATAATTGCATAGGTACTCGCAATCCAACTTGACGGGTTGGGTGTATCCAACCTATACCATTGGCTATGGCCGATCTCATCCACGACATCGAGACGTTCTGTCAGCAACAGAGCATGTCCCCCTGGCAGTTTGGCGTTCTAGCGCTGAACGATAAGCCATTCGTCAAGCAGGTAAAGGCGGGGCGGCGTGTTTGGCCCGAAACCGAACGCAAGGTCCGCCACTTCATGGCCACATACCGCCCCACCCACCCCAAGGCGTCGGCAGCATGATCCGCGCCGCAATCCTCCGCTGGCTGGGCATCCCGACCCGCGCTGAAACCCGCGCCATGATTCTGCGCGAGATAGACGCCGACCGCGCGTGGCTTCGCGATGACGACGACATCGGACCGATCCGGCACCGTCAAAGAGGCGAGATGCGACGCTACCTCGCTATCGAGAGCGGCAAGCGGGAGGATACCCGTGGCTAAGTCATTCCACCAGTTTGGCGGTGCTATGCGCCGGCTTGATGTCAACCTCGCGAACCGCGTCCCGGAAGGTGATGTACGTTTTGGCGATCGCTTCTTCCAGCGTGATATGCGGCTGGGGCGTCCATGTTCCGGTCTTTGCAGCCCACGCAGCAGTAAGCTGGGCAGCAACAAGCGCGGCGGTATCATCGCTGATAGCCATAGCAATTCCTTTCGTGGTCGTTTCGCACCCACCACGATGACCGAAGCTGGCGGGGAGTCAATCTCCGCCAGTGGAGGCCGGGCATGATCGCGCCTCTCACCGAATTGCAGGCGCTTGGACAGGCGTTTGACGCCGACGACATCGATGTCTGCGCGACCTGCGGCGAAATCGTCTGCAACCATTCGGACGCTGATTACCGGGGCTGGATCGATCCTGCCGCCGGTGTCGTGCCTTCGCCTTTTCTGGAGAACTGAGTGATGGGTGAAAATGCATACCGCATCGAAGGCCCGGCGCTGATCTCCTTTTCCGGCGGGCGCACGTCTGCCTACATGCTCAACAGCCTCCCCAATCGCCTGCGCGCCGCGCCGCACCTGATCCGCGATGTCGATGGCGACGGCCTCATGCTGACCGTCGAGCCGCTTGCCTTCCATCGCGTCGGCCACAACGGGCGCGGCGTCTACGTCCACAAGAAACCCACAGCCGTCGCCCCTAGCGACGCAACCGGCGGGCGTCCTGCCAAGGTCGCTGACAGTTCTCCCGCCACCCTTTCGGTTCCGGCCTGCACGCCGGACAGCGCCAGCCGGGGTGTTCGCCCCTCTCTCGCTTCGGCTGGCGCTGATGTTTCTGACCTCCTTCATGGGAGCATTCTTAAATGATGCAGCGCAGCAATGTCCTACCGCCCGCGATCCCTCTCACGGTGGAAGACGCCCGCGAAATCCTATCGCACCCGCTTTTGGCGCTGTGCAGCGAGTACGGCCCAACCGCTGTTGCGCGCGCGATCGGTGTTCGTGAAGACAAGACCGTTCGTGATGCTCGCGACGAGAAGGCCAGCCTCAGCCTGCATAGCGCCGCCAACCTGCTACTGCTGGACGGAGCTGCCCTAGACGGCTTCCTGGCCCGCGTTGGCCGCCGCTCGGTCCCGGTGGATGCCACATGCTCGACCGACGCGCTCCCGTCGATGACCGGTGCAGTGCACAAACTGGTGACAGCCACCAGCCCAAGCAGCCCCGGCGGATCGGTGCTGACGCACTTCGAGTTGCTCGATAGCGAGGCAGAGTTGCGTCAGGCGTTCGACGCGATCGGGGCGCTGCTGATCAGGATTGACCGGATTAAGTCCGGTGTCGCCGCATGAACCTCACCCAGGAACAGGCGATGGAGATCGCTAGCCGGAAGGCGCGGCGGCATGATGCGATATCGCCTGCCGAACGCGATATGATCATAGCGCAGCTTGAGCGCTTTCCCCTGCCGGTGGTGAAGCGGAACACGGGGCGGTCCTACGTCACACTGCTGCGGATCGCGCAGGTGGCTCTATGAGAATGCGCACCAACGCCAAAGACAGCGCCGTCACGATCGCAACAGCCTGCGCACAGTTGAAAGCGATGCTCGCGAATGCGAGGTCGCTGGATCACCTGACCGTGGAGACGCTGGTGCGGTCTTATCGGGTTCCGGTCAAGGAAATTGAATATGAGCTGGCGATCGCGCGTCAGAAGCGTGGCGCGCAATGAATGCGCTCGGCATCTTCCCCGCGGAGCCGGAAGGCGATGAGCCGTGGCACATTGATCCGAAGGACAATGACCCGCGCGACGAATTGAAGCGCCAGTCCGCGTTCCTGCGCGATGCGAAGATCATCTGCCCCGGAGTCGATATCTTCGCCGTGCCGAATGCCGCCAAGCGCAGCCAGTGGGCCGCCAACAAGGCGCGCCGCGAAGGTATGACTGCCGGCGTCCTTGATCTGGTGGCGACATGGAAAGGTGGCGGTGCTGCCTTCCTGGAATTCAAGGATGGCAAGAAGATGCCGGACGCCAACCAGCGCGATCGGCTCAATCTCCTGATGCGTCAGGGCCATCACTGCGGGGTGTTCCGGCAGGAGAAATCCGCGCTCGACTTCCTGCGCCGGTGTGGCGCGCCGTTCATCGATCGGAGGGGGCTTTGATAGCAGACGCCCTTGCCAGCGAAATGCGCGCGATGGCCGGAACGGTGACGTTTCGCCACGTCGAGATTTTGCGCGGCATGGGCGTGCCGGTTCCCTCGCTACTGGCCCGCGATCTGATCGGGGTGACCAAGGTCGAAACGGACAGCCGGGATTTCTGGCAACCGTGCCCGACCGGCAAGACCATGGTCGTCACGCCGCTGTTCGAGGTCGGGCAGACCGTCGACCTGATCGTGTTCGACCTAAAGGCGCCGGATATCTGGTATTTGCGGACCGGTCGCGGCTGGGCTTTGGGCGCCGCCCACATCGAGGACATTTTTCGCAACATTGGATGGGCCGAAACGCAGCAGTGGGTGGACCTGTGCGCCACACCGCTCGACTGGCTCCGCGGTGGCGCTGCGGGGGCCTGCGTGACGCAATGGACGGACGAGGCCCGGCGCACGCTGCGGATGCACCAGCAGGTGCAGGTCACCAGTCCGAAATTCGCCCGCGCGCTGAGGCTGGAACTGACCCGGCCGCCGCGCATCCCGGAAATCGAAGTGAGGGGGATGCAGTCGCGTGCCGCGTAACATCGAGACAGAAAACGACTTCGACAATGACAATGGGCCGCCTCGCTGGATGGACGAGGCGCGCGACGCCATGTTCATGGAGGACGACACCCCGCCGCCCGCACCGCCGCTGCTAAGCCTTATAGACCCATCCGGCTGGGCCGGCCTTGGCGTTCCTGAAAGATCGTGGAAGGTCAAGGATTATATCCCTGATCGGCAGGCAACCCTCCTGACCGGCAAGGGCGCTGCGGGCAAATCTCTGGTGTCCCAGCAGCAGGCGACATGCATCGCGCTCGGCCTCCCTTTTCTTGGCCTGGAGACGGTCCAGACGAACGCGCTCTATGTGACCTGCGAAGATGATGCGGACGAACTGCATCGGCGCCAGGTGGCGATCTGCGCCAATCTCGGCGTGGATATCGAGGCGCTAAGCGGCAAGCTGTTCCTGCTCTCCCTGCAAGGCGAGATGGCCAACGAACTGGCCACCTTCGACCATGACGGCCGGATGCGCGTGGCGCCGCGCTACCAGCAGATAGAGGCGGCCTGCATAGAGAATAGCATCAGCTTCGCCGTGCTGGACAATACCGCCCACCTGTTCACCGGCAATGAGAATGACCGGCATCAGGTGGCGTCTTTCATCAACCTGTGCAACCGGCTGGCTATCTCCATCGACGGCGCGGTCGTCATCGTGGGCCACCCCAACAAGGCCGGCGACAGCTATTCAGGATCGACGGCATGGGAAAATCAGGTGCGATCGCGCCTGTTCATGGAGATCCCGGTCGATGACGACGGCAACTGTCCCGATCCGGATGCGCGCGTCATGCGCCGCGAAAAATCCAACTACGCCCAGCGCGGCGGCGACCTCAATTTCATGTGGTTCAAAGGGTCGTTCGTGCTGCCTGAGGCGGTTCCTGAAGAGCAGAAAATCGACACGGCTAGCATCGCCAAGGCCTCGCGCGAAAACGACCTGTTCATGACCTGCCTCGCCAAGGCTGCGAGCCAGAAGCGCGCCGTCAGCCACCAGAACGGCATCAACTATGCGCCGCGTATTTTCGCCCACATGCCGCAGGCCAAAGGGGCCAAGGAAGCGGACATGCGCGCCGCCATGGAGAGGCTGCTGAGCCTTGGTAAAATCGAGCTGGAAGCCAATCTCTGGAAGGGGTCAAATCGTCACTGGAAAGTGGGCATCAGGGCCACGGATGAGGTGCGCCAACCCCCCTCAGAAAATGGCGGAAATGCGTGCGCCAACCCCGCGCCAACCCCCTGCGCTGACCCGCGCCAACCCCATAGCCAAGTCATTGAAAATACTGCGCCAACCCTGCGCTGCGCTGACCCCCTCCCCCTAAAGGGGGAGACAGGCGGCGCCGTTGGCGCTCCGCCGCCTGTTCGTTCGGAGGACTGGAAATCCAACCCGATCCTGAACCCCAGGGCAGAGGTTGCGCGCCCGGCGAACGACCCGCCGGACTGGATGAACGAGACGCCTCCGATCGGGGAGGATGATTGGTGTTTTGATGGTGATGACGATGGCGATGGTGGCCGCAACGATATGGGGAGGTTTGAGGGATGAGCATGAACAACCGAGGCCGCCCACCCATCACCCGCGCCCGCGTCCTGACCTACTGGCGCAAGCATGGGCCGTGTTCGATCATGCAGGTCTGTCGGGTGACCGGGGCTGAGCGGAGCCATGTTAAGCGGATATTGCGGGCGCAAGAAATCTCAATCTAAATAAAGAGGTGCCAATGAAAACGCTATCAGACGTAAAAAGCGACATGAGCGCTCTGTATGAAGAAGTGAGGAGCGGGACATGTGATTTGAAAATCGCGGCAGAACTTGCAAACATAACGGGGAAATATTTGAAAGCTGCCCAGCTTGAGTTTGCTAAGGAATTGTATAGCGAGAGGGTGGCCACGGAGATGCAGAAGAGGCTGTAGTGACTTACCCGTCCAGAACTCCAGAAGCGCGCCGCGCCGAATATTTAAGAAATATTGAAGCAGTTAAAAGGAGGGAGGCGCGGCGCAAGGAGTGTATCGAATATGCTAGGAGGATTCTGGCAAGAGAGATTGGGTGCCAGCAAGCCGATGTGCCGATTGCCATGGCAGAAGCGCGGTTTAAGCAGATAAATCTGCGGCGGGCGATTAGGAGCGCGCAACAGGATGCTTTGTACCCGGCGGCATGCGGTGACTATGAAAGTGGACTTACCGTTCGCCAGATAGCGGAAAAGTATGGGTTTGATCGCGGGCGAGTTACGGCGATTTTGAAGGCGGTCGGCATTATCCCCAAGTTTAGAGCGTACTGCAAAAATGGACACGAATTTTCAGGCTCCAATCTGCTAATTTCGAAAGAAGGGTTCCGTCGCTGTCGGCAGTGCAGTCGTGATAATTCAGCTAGGCATGCCCTGAAAGTTAAAGCAAGCAACTGATTTTTGCCCCATGCACAGGCTTAGGCCTGTGCTGTAGATGGTTTGCCCATGAGCGCGGGCCAGCCTTCCGTAAAAGAAACGACCGGGAAACGGAAAGTCGGGGATGGCACCCCCGGCCCCGGCCGGCGCAAGGGCGTTCCAAACAAGACTACGACCCTGCTCAAGGACGCGCTGCTTGAGGCGGCTACCAAGGCGGGCGGTAAGGATGGGCTGGTAGGCTACCTGACCGTTCAGGCCACCGCTAACCCGCAATCCTTCCTCCCCCTGCTCGGCAAGGTATTGCCGATGCAAATCACAGGGGAGGATGGCGGACCCATCAAGGTCACCCGCATCGAACTAGTCGGGGTGGCGCCGGAATGACCGCGGCGCAGATCAAAATCCCGGCCAAGCTGGTTCCGGTGTTCGATGGTGAGGCTGATGTGCGTGGCGCGCATGGTGGCCGTGGGTCAGCCAAGACCCGAACCTTCGCCCTGATGACCGCAATCCGCGCCTACAAATGGGATCAGGAGGGCCGCCAAGGCATCATCCTGTGCGCCCGGCAGTTCATGAACTCGCTGGCCGATTCCTCGCTGGAGGAGATCAAGGCGGCGATCCGTGAAACGGAATGGCTGGCCCCGCACTTCGACATCGGCGAAACCTATATCCGCACGCTTTCGGGCCGGGTCAGCTATTCGTTCATCGGTCTGGCGCGCAACCTGAACAGCATCAAGTCGAAATTCCGCATCCTCCTGGCGTGGATCGATGAAGCCGAGCCGGTCACCGAGGAGGCGTGGGTCAAGCTGATTCCGACGCTGCGCGAAGAGGATAGCGAACTGTGGCTGACATGGAACCCGGAGCGCAAGAATAGCGCGACAAATCAGCGTTTCCGCCACGCCAATGACAACGACCGCACCCGCATTGTCGAGATGAATTTTCGGGATAACCCATGGTTCCCGGCGATCCTCGATCGCGTTCGGCTCAAGGACAAGAATGAGCGGCCTGATCAATACGGGCACATCTGGGAGGGTGAGTATCTCACCGTTGTTGAAGGTGCCTATTACGCCAAGCACCTGACCCAAGCACGCTCGGACGGTCGTGTCGGCCGCGTTGCCGCCGATCCGCTGATGACCATTCGGGCCATCTGGGACATTGGCGGTACAGGCGCAAAGGCTGATGCCACCGCGATCTGGATCGTGCAGTTCATCGGCAAGGAAATCCGGTTCCTCGACTATTACGAGGCGGTGGGCCAGCCGCTCGCCACCCATATCCATTGGCTGCGATCACATGGATACGAGAACGCTTTGTGTGTGCTGCCGCACGACGGCGCGGCGCATGAGAAGGTCTATCAGACCACCTACGAGGGCGCGCTGCGGCAGGCTGGCTTCGCGGTTGAGGTAATCCCGAACCAAGGCGCAGGCGCGGCGATGCAGCGCGTGGAGGCGGCGCGCCGGCTGTTTCCGCAAATGTGGTTCGACGCCGACAAGTGCGCCGGCGGTTTGGATGCAATCGGCTGGTATCACGAAAAGAAGGACGAAGAGCGCGGGATCGGTCTTGGCCCGGATCATGACTGGTCCAGTCATGGTTCGGACGCCTTTGGGCTCGCCGCCGTGTCCTATCGTGAGCCGAAAGCCTCCCGCCCCATCAACTACAACAAGAGAGGGATCGCCTGATGCCCGGCGCGCCAGACATCACGCTCGAATATGACGCTGAAGCACCGGACAACACCGCGCTGGTGCAGTTCCTCATGGACGAGGAAAAGCGCGCAGAGGATGGCGCGTTGCAGGAGGAGCGTGAAGTAGCGCTGGATTTCTACAACGGCGAGCCATTTGGTGACGAGGTCGATGGCCGCAGTCAGCTTGTGACGCGCGATGTGGCAGAGGTGATCGATGACACAGTGGCCGAGCTGCTGGACATCATGGTCAGCGGCGACAAGGTGGTCGAGTTCAGCCACCCGGACAAGCGCATAGCTGAAGAGGCCACCCACGCGGTCGGCCGGCAATTTCATGAGGGCCAGGACGGCTTTCGTATCCTGCATGACTGGATCAAGGCGGGCCTGCTGGAGAAAACCAGCGTTGCCAAGGTCTGCGTTGAACCTCAGCCGCCGAAACGCCGGGAGGCCGTGTTGTCGGTTGAGGAAATGACGGCGCTTGCGGACCAGGGCGTCCAGTTCATTGCGTCGGTGCAGATGGATGATGCGGGCCTGCAATGGGGCGCCGCTTGGCTGGAAGAGCAGCCGCCCAAGTTCATCGATTATGTCACCCCAAACGAGGAGTTTGGTGTTGCTTCGGATGCCCGCGATCTGGACGACGGATGCGTCTATGACGTGTTCAAGATGCGCCGGACGATCAGCGACATTGCCGAAATGGGCTATGATGTTGACGGCCTGTGGGATGATGGCAACGTCACGCTGACGACGCTGTCCTCGGTGCGCGACAACGGCCTCAACGCCAATGACGTTGACTATCGCACCGGCACCAACCGGTCGGTGTGGTTCCTCGAAGAATATGCGCGCTTCGACCTGAACGGTGATGGAATTTCAGAACTGATCAAGGTCCACCGCGTCGGCAAAACAGTCCTCAACATCGAAGAGGTGGAAGAGCAGCCCGGCGTCGTCTGGTGTCCGTTCCCGATGCCGGGCCGCATCGTTGGCCAGTCTCTCGCTGACAAGGTGATGGATATCCAGCGCACCCGGTCGGTGGCGCTGCGCCAGACGATGGACGGGTTCTACTTCTCCAATAATCCTCGCACTTTCCTGAGCGAGTCATCGATCGGAGATAACACGATCGATGACCTGTTGACCGTCGTGCCGGGCGGCATTGTCCGCCATGCCGGGCCGACGCCGCCGACCATCGCCACGCCAAGTTTCGATATCGGTTCTGGCATCACCCTCATGGAGACGCTGGCGGGCGAGAAGGAGAGCCGCAGCGGCGTCACCCGCTTGAACCAGGGTATGAGCAACCCCGATACGCTGAACAAGACGGCAACCGGCACGAAGCTTATGCAGGCAGCGGGCAAGAAGATTGCCCGGCTGATCACGCGCAATTTCGCCGAAGCCTTCGCCCGGCTGATGCTCAAGAAGTACCGGCTGATGCGACAGTTCGGCCGGCCCTACACGATCGTCATCGACGGTGAAGAGCGCCGCATCGATCCGCGCCAGTGGCCTGACGACATGAACATCAAAGTCCGCGTTGGTCTCGGCACGGGCAACAAGGATGAGATTCTGGAGCGGCTGATGATGCTCCTTCAGATCGCGCAGGCGGCCATTCAGAGCGGTTCGCGCACTTTCAACGACACGAATATCTACAACATCATTCGCGCCCTCATCGAAACCGGCAATCTCGGCAACATCCGTGAACTGGCCACCGATCCCGAAACGCTTGGGCCGCCGGAAGAGAAGCCGGACCCCGAAATGGCGAAGGCGCAGGCGGAAATGCAGATCAGGGCGGCCGAGGTCGATGCCAAGAAGCAGGAGGCCGCGCTCAATCTCCAGCTCAAGCAGGATGAGGCGGCGGCGAAGATCCAGCTTATGCGCGAAGAGGCCGCCGCCAAGCTGGAACTGGAGCGCCAAAAGGCGGCGGCAGAGCAGAATCTAGCACTTCGCCAGCAGGACTTCGAAATGGCCATGGCGCGCGAGCAAATGGCGCTCCAGCGCGAGCAGGCTGAGCATAAAGCCAAGCTCGATGCGGAAAACGCTGTGAGCAAGAAGCGGCCAGGAGGCGATCTTGACAAGTGATCCGGAAGAACGGCGGCGGCGCGGCCTGGCGGCGCAGAACGCCATGGAGTTTGTCGGCCCCGCGCTTGAGGCGCTGCGCAGCGAATATCAGGTAGCCCACATGAAGCTGTGCGTCGATGACCCAACGGCCACAGACAAGATGATCAAGTTGGCTGTGGCCCAGCGCGTCATCAATGCGGTCGAGGGTCACATCAAGGCGGCGATGGCTGATGGCGCTTTCGCCATGAGCGAAAAGGCCCGCGCCGACGAAATTGCCAAACTGCCGGAAGCTAAGCGGCGCTGGATTTGATGGAGGTGAATGATCATGGACGAAAGCACGCTGGAGAGCGTCCTTGGCCCCGAACTGGACGTGCTGATGGGGGAGGAGCCGCAAGACGAACAGGAACTGGTCAGTGAAGACGAGTTGCTGGGCGAGGAAGCGGGAGAAGAGGCGGCGGATGATGCCGAGCCGGGCGAGGACAGCGAAGAAGAGGCGGCGGCAGAACCGGACGCGGTAGCGCCGCCGCATAGCTGGTCGAAGGAAGACAAGGAGGCGTGGGCGGAGTTGACGCCCAAGGCGCAGGCGATCGTTGCCCGCCGGGAGGCTGAGCGCGATCGCTTCGTGCAGCAGAAGTCCGTCGAGGCGGCTACCACCCGCAATCAGGTGGCCAATGAGGCGCGCGAGATCATCGTGAAGATGCATGAGGATCACGCGGAGAAGCTCGCCACCTATGCACGGATGATTTCCCCGCAGGCGCCCGACGAAAAGCTGCTTTACAGTAACGATCCCGATGCTGTAATTACCTATCAACGCCAGATGGCGGCCTACCAGCGCGCGCAAGGCCAGCAGCAATCGCTGCACCAGCAGATCGCGCAGGCCCGTGCCGCCGCAGAATCTGAGCGGGAACAGTCGCAGCAAGCCGAACGCGCTTCGGATGCCCAGCGCCTGCGAGAACAGCTCCCGGAATGGTTCGACCCATCCAGCGGTCCGAAGCTGCAACAGCGGTTGCAAGCGATCGGCGCGGAACTCGGATATCCGCCTGAGCTGATGGCTGAAGCATCGTCCACCGACATTCTGGCGCTGCACCGCGCGGCTGAGAAATTCGACAAGGCCGCAAAGTACGACGCCCTGATGGCCCGGAAAATGGAAACGGTGCGCAACGCCAAGGGCCTGCCGAAGATGGCACGCCCCGGCGCTCAGCCGAGCAAGCAGCAATCGAATGCAGCCAAAGGTCAGCAGGCGTGGGATCGCCTCAAAGCGAACCCCAAGGACGCAGAAGCAGCGGCGGCATTTCTGGGCATCTGAACAACGGGTTTCCGCGTCGTGATGACGCCGACCCTCCCTTGATGGAGATTTTTCAATGGCTGTTCCTTCGAACACAATTCAGGCGGTTGGCCGCGTCGGCGTCCGCGAAGACTTGTCCGACCGCATCGGCGAACTGTTCCCCGACGACGCGCCGGTGAAGCGCGCGATCGGCACCGGCCCCAAGGCCCGGCAGGTCTATACCGAATGGCAGACCGATGGCCTCAAGGCCGCCAACGGCGACAACAAGGCGATCCAGGGTGATGATCTCACCAACGAGAGCCGGCCCAACACCGTTCGCGTCGGCAACTATACGCAGATCATGACCAAGGTCATCAGTTCGTCCACGACCATGGAGGCCACCGACACCGCAGGCCGCCGCTCGGAAATGGCGCGCGAATCGATGAAGGCGCTCAAGGAGCTGCAAACCGACCTCGAAACGCGCATCTGCTCGAAATCGCCCGCCGTCCCGCCCACGACTTCGGTTGCTGGCGAAATGGCCGGCATGCTGGCGTGGATCAAGACGAACGACAGCCGGGGCGCGGGTGGCGCCGACCCGACCTATTCGGGCGGCGCATCCGGCTATCCCAGCGCGGCCATGACGAACGGCACGCTGCGCAGCTACACCGAACCGCTGCTCAAGACCGTGCTGGCCAATGCATGGAACGCGGGCGGCAATCCCAAGCTGGTCGTCACCAGCATCGGCCTGAAGCAGACGGCGGCCACCTTCGCCGGCCTGGCCACCCAGCGCCGGGAGGCTGGCAACAAGCGTCTGACCATCGTTGCGGGTGCGGACTTCTATGTCTCCGATGTGGGTGAGGTGCAGTTCGTGCCGAGCCGTTTCACGACCGGGCGCGATGCGATCGTCCTCGATCCGGACTATTGGGAGCTGGCCTACCTCGATCCGCTCCAGCCGCGTGAGCTGGCTGTCACCGGCCTCGCCACCCGCAAGGCCTGGTATCAGGAAGTCACCCTGCGCTCGATCAACGAGGCAGCTTCCGGCGCGGTCTGCGACATTCAGTGATGATGGCGGGGCGGGCTAGTGTCCGCCCTGCTCCTTTCGTTCAGGAGCCTGATATGACAACCATCGAAACGAAGCCGGTCAAGGTCCAGTGCATCACGCACAATGTGGCGCTTGGCGAGCAATATGACATCGCCCGCGACAAGGAATCGCTGCGCGACGACGAACTGAACAAGGGCGATGCGGCAGAACTCCCCGCCGACCTCGCCAAGTATCTGATCGATCGCGACCAGGTGAAGCGTGTCTGAACGCTGGGAGCTTATCGACCATTGCGCTGACACTGGCCTGCGCAAGTGGATGAATTATGAAGCGGACGGCGACCAAATCCAGATCGCATATGATCAGGATCGCGCCGCGCAGAATGTCATCCTTGACCGCAACAAGTCCAGTCAAGCCGATGGTTTCGATAAGCGATCCGACATGTGGCACGCCGCCCATATCCCGGTCGGCGTGATGTACGAATGGCTGGTGAAGCACGGCGTCAATGCTTGGGATCCAAGTCATATCGACGGAGTCAAACGGCTCCTGAACGACCCGGAGTATCGCTATCTCCGGGTCAACCACTTCATCATGTGAGGCTGTTATGTGGTTCGGTATCTTCAGGTCATCGCCCGGCACGCTCACGGATGGCGGTCAGAGCCAGCCTCGGCTTGACGCGAAAGGCGCACTCGTCGTTTCTTCGGAGGATGGCAGCGGCAATCCGCAAGGCACGCTGCCCGCCGGAACCGACCGAAGCGGCTCTGCGGCCACGTCGAGCGGCCAGATCGTTGCTGCAAACAGCGCGCGCAAGGGGCTGGAAATCCAGAACATCGGCGCGAACAATATCGGTATCAATGAATTTGGCGGGACGGCAGAGATTGGCACTGCCGGCACCTATACCATCGCTCCCGGCGCTTCGATGAAAATTCGAACCAATCGCGCCGTCACAGCGATAGCCGCGACGGGGACGACCGCGTTCACCGCAACGGAGTGGTAAGGTGGCAATTGCCCTCAATATCATCGAACCCGGCACAATCGGCACCTATACCGACCTCGTATCCAAGGTGGCCGACTGGCTGGATCGCGACGACCTGACCGATCAGATACCGGATTTCATCGCACTTCTTGAAAGCGAACTGCGCGACAAGCTGCGCACGATCTATCAGGAAACAGCGGATATCTGGGTTATTTCCGATCAGGATTTTGCAATTCCCTCCGACGTGCTGGCGATCCGGCGCATGTATCCGTCTGGGCAACCCAACGCGCTCATCCGCGAGGTTGTCCCCGATGCATTGCAGAGATTCCGATCAGCCGGCGGCCCGACACGCGTCTATGCTATCGAAGGGCGGTCCATCCGCTTTGCGCCCGCGCCATCCTCGTCGGTTCCGGCCAATATCGAAGTGCTGTACTGGAAGCGCATTCCCCCTCTCAGTGCATCGGCGCCTGACAACTGGCTGCTGAACCGCCGCGCCGATATCTATATGTGGGGAACGCTGCATTATGCGGCGGCTTATGTCCGTGACACCGACGCGATGGAGGCGTGCCGTCAGTATCTCGACGCAGCCATCAACGCGCTGGTGGCGCAGAGCCGCAATGACGCATGGGCTGGCCCCCTCGCCCCGGTTGGTGTTACGCAGGTCAGGGGCGCGCGGTGCTGAAGAGCATAGCCTTTGGGGAATTTCTACCCGATCGATCGGAGAGCGTTTTCCGCGTCCAGAATGCATGGCCGACCCCGGAAGGCTATCGTCCGGTCCTCGCCCCTTCAGCGATCACGACGGCCCTGCCGGGATATGCTGGCGGCTCAGCGTTTGTCGGCTCGGATGGCGCGGCCTCACTGCTCTCCGGGACGGTTGTTGGCCTGTATCGGTTCAGCAGTGGCACATGGTCGGAGCTGATCCTGGCCAGCGCCAACGTGTGGCGGTTCGATCAGTTTGGTGATCGTGTGATTGCCGTCAATGGCGGCGCGCCCGTCTCTTACGACCTTACAGCCGGATCGGCGGCAACATTGGCAGGCGATCCGCCCACCAGCAGCCTTGTTGCAACAGTCCGCCAGCAGGTCTTCCTTGCGGGCGATCCGAACGCCAACAATGTCGTGTCGATCTCCGGCTATAATGACAGCGAGGGATGGGCGGCGGGCGTCAATCAGTGCCTCTATGTGCCGTTCCCGTCTGGCGGCCGGATTACCGGGCTGGCGGGTGGTGAAACCGGCCTGATCCTGCAAGAGCGCTCGATCAAGCGCGCGACCTATACCGGAGACGACACGGTCTGGCAGTTCGATGAAATCAGTCGAGACGTCGGGTGCATGGCCCCCGGTTCGATCGCGCAGGCAGGTTCTGCCGTGTTCTTCCTGTCAGAGCAGGGTTTCAAAGTCACGGATCGCAACACTGTGACTGCCATCGGCGCTGAGAAGGTGGACCGCAGCTTTTTCGCCACCTACCAGCGCGAAGACATCGTAAACCGCATCAGCGCCGCAGTCGATCCGCGCACTACGACCGTGATATGGTCGATGCCCGGCAATCCCGGCACGCTCTGGTGCTACAACTGGACGCTGGACCGATGGTCCACCATCTCCATCCCGACGCTTGGCGTCTTCTCCGGCTTCACGGCCAATGTCAGCTTGGAAGGGGTGGATATCCTCTATCCGGGCGGCATTGACAGCGTCCCGTACAGTCTCGACGCGCCTATATTCGCGGGTGGCAATCCTCTTTTTCTCAACGCCGCATGGGATGGAACGATAGGCCCTCTGGCAGGCGCCACATTGCCAGCACGCTTCAACATCCGGCCGATCGAGATTGAGCGTGGATATCGTGTTCGGATCAGCGGCGCGCGGGCCCTGTCGGATGCCGTGACCGGAACCGTCACCCTTGACGCCCGCGCCCGTGCCGGTGATCCCGAAAAGCGCCGCGTATCCGGCACGATCCGGAACAACGGCCGGGTCGCGATCCGCGCCAATGGCCGGCATGTCGGCACCGAATACACGCTGCCAGCCGGAGCAACATGGACCTATGTCAATGGCCTTGATCTTGAATATGAAACGGCTGGGGTGCGCTGATGCTTCACCTCCCCCCGACTGCCAGCAGCGTGCCGGAATGGATCAGGAAGGCGGCCGGCGCCATCAACGGGCTGATCAAGCAGCGCGGGGCGCCGTTCGGAGAGCCATCTGACACCGCGCCACCCTCGCCCAGGATCGGAGAGGCGTGGATCGATAGCACGGACAGCAATCGGGCGAAAATTTGGGACGGATCGACGTGGCAAGCGCTGTGGTGACGCCGCACCCGCAATGGGGCGCGTATCTGCTATGGCGCGATGCGTTCGCAGATGTTCTTGACCCGGAATGCTATGCCATCGACTGGCTCGATCAGCAGGTGGCGGCCGGGACGTTCGTGCTTTTCAGTGACGAAAAATCCGCTATACTGGTAGCCGTCAAGCGCTACCCCACCGGCCTTCTTGAGCTGCACGGGCAAATCGCTGTCGGGGAACTGAACGCGCTCATCGCGTCAACCATCCCATCCGCTGAAAATTGGGCACGATCGATAGGCTGCGCGCGCGCTGTCATCGAGAGCCGCCGTGGATGGTCGAGGGTTATGGCGCAGTTCGGATATTCGGAGCATCAGGTCCACATCAGGAAGGAGCTTTCCTGATGGGCTTGTCATCGAGCAAAACCACGACCGGCCCGTCGAAGCAGGCCCTCCCCTATCTTAAGGCCGGCTCGTCCGCCGTGCAGAGCGCCTATGACAGCAGCAAGGGCGTCACGGCCGATGTCACCAATGCGCTGCAAAGCTCGTTCGATAACTATTCGGTGAGCAACCCGACGCTGAACGCGGCCAACAGCTACACCACCGATGTCCTGAGCGGGAAATATCTCGATGCAGGCAATCCATATCTCCAGGGCGTGATTGACGACACGAACGCCAGCGTGTCGGACCAGATCAACGCGCTGTTCTCCAAGGCCGGGCAAACCGGATCGTCTCGGCAGGTCGGGGAGCTTGGCAAGCAACTCGCCAGCGCGGAGAATAATCTGCGCTATAGCGATTACAACAACCAGCTCTCGCGCATGGACACGGCGGCGAACACGGCCACCTCGCTCAACAGCGCGAACAACGCGAATTACGCCACCCAGGCGTCGCTTGGATCGACGCTGAACGGCATACCGATGCAGAACGCCACGGACTACGCCAATGCGCTGGCCAGCCTGTGGGGAAACAGCACGACGACCAAGCAGAGTGCCGGGATCGGGCAGATGCTTTTGCAGGCGGCAGGCGCGGCAGCAGGCGCTTATGCGGCGTCCGAACCAACCTTGAAAACCAACGTCGAATATCTGGGGGAAGGCGCGCACGGCCTCAATGTCTACGCCTTCGACTATATCACAGCGCCGAATGACGCCATCGCCGCATTCATGCCGACCGGTCGCCAGATCGGCGTCATGGCGGACGAAGTAGCCCTGCTTCGCCCCGATGCGCTTGGTCCGACAATCGGCGGCTATCGCACCGTCGATTATGGAGCGCTGTGATGGCTATGTTCGGCGGCCAGTTCCAGCGAGGGAACCCGATCGATGACGCGCTAGCGCAGGCGAATGCGCCCTTCGCCAATTCGCTTCAGCAGCCGATGCCTGCGCCTCAGCCTCAGCAGCAGGCCTCGAAATTCGGCGCGCGTGATATCGTCGGGATACTTGGCGACGCGCTGGCTGCGGCTGGCGGCGGTCAAGGCGTCTACACGCAGATGAAGCTGCGCGACCGGGATGTTGCGCGCCAGCAGCAGGCAGCGGAGACGCAGCGCCAGCGTGAGCGCGATGACTGGCTGTGGAAGCAGCAGTGGGAGCGGGATAATCCGAAGCCGGTCAACAACGACACGGTGGCTGATTTCAACTTCATCGCTTCCCAGATCGGTCCGGAAGCGGCGCAATCCTATCTGCGCAACAAGGCTGACCCGGTAGTGAGCATTCCCGTGCCGGGCGGCACCTATCTCGGCCCACGGTCGGGTATCGGCTCAACCATAGGAAAGGAAGGTGATCCAACATCTGGCGGCGCGGGAGGCGGAAACGCCTCCTCCCCGTCCGGCTCGTTCATGAGCGTCGATCAATACCGATCCATGCGCCAGTCAATGGGCGCAGGCTATGATGCATGGTCGCGCAAATACAATGTCCCGGTTCTTGTAAATTCGCCGGAGGAAATGGCTGGCTTGCCGTCCGGAACGCCAGTTGTGAGCGCTGATGGTCGCCGTGGGGTGAAGAAATAATGGCACAGGATGATTGGTTCGGCCAAGGCACGACGCAGAGCAGCGCGGCGGCACCAAGCGGCGGCGCAATCCTGCGCGACCCTTATGCGGATGGGCGAGAGGCGCGGGCTGAGCGATCCGACGCGCGCGCAGCGGATGCGGCGGCTCGATCGGCAGATGCAGCAATGCGTGATGCGCAGAACGATACGCTCAGCCTGCGCCTTAAGCAGCTCGAAATTGACAAGGAGCTTGCAAAGGCCAACGAGGGCAAGCAGACCGATGCCGAAAAGGCGGCGGTGCGTGCCGAGGCTGTAGACAAGATCAAGTTGGCCCGATCCCTTATCCAGCGGTCCCGCGATGGGTGGTTCACGACTGGCTTTGGCGCCGGGATGGCGGGATCGTTCAATGGTAGCGCCGCGTTCGACGTGGCCAAGGACACCGAGACGCTGAAGAACGCGGGCGCCCTCACCCGCATCATGGAAATGGCGGCGACCAACGGCGGCAAGAACCCGTTGACGCCGCTTTCCAACTCCGACTTTCAGGCACTCGCCAGCAGTCTGTCGAACCTCGATACCGGCCAGAGCGACGGCCAGTATCAGGCGAACGTCCAGCGCGTTATCGACCTCTACACCCGCGCCTATCAGGCGGCAGGCGGATCCGATATTGAAGGGGACATTGACCCGTCGAAGCGCCGCCGTACCGATGGCGGACTGCCAATTTCCACCCTTGGCCCATCCGATGGCCGCCCAACGATCGATCCTACCGGCAACCGCGAGTTCTCGACCGAAGCAGATCGCGCATTGTCGGCAGAGGCACAGGCGGCATTCAATGCTGGCGCGACCCGCGAGCAGATCGACGCCATCGCGGCCAAATATGGTGCCAAGCCGTTTGGCCCCGACCTTGATCAGGCCATCAAGGGCCGTGATGCGGGCGCCAAGACGCAGTTTACGACGCCGACGACCGGGCGGGAAACGTCTGGCTTGGCCAGGCAAGTAATGGGTGCTGCTGCTAATTCGCCGGTTGGGTCATATGCGATCAATAGCGCCAACGCGATGACGCTCGGCACATTGGATGAACTTTCAGGCTTGCTGGGCGCAGACCCTAACCAAACGCAGGCAGCAAAGGAACTTGCGGCCGAAAACAACCCGATGTCTTCCGCTCTCGGAAGCATCACAGGCGGAACCCTCGCGCTTGCAGCTCCAGAAGCGGCCATGTCTCGCTTCGGCATCGGTGGTGGCGCTGGCATCATTGCGCCCCGGCTCGCGGCGACGGACGCAGCCTATGGCGCCGCATATGGCGCAGGGGAAAACAATAACGATCGACTGTCCGGCGCACTGTCCGGTGGCACGATGGCAGCGCTGGGAGGGGTTGGTGGCCGTGGCCTGATGACGGGCGGCGGCATGGCTTTCCGGGGCGTGCGCGATGCTGGCGTGCGCCGGCTGGCTGATGCGGGCGTTCCCATGACGCTTGGCCAGCTCGTCAGTCAGGGCGGGCGGGTCGGTCGTGCCGTAAAGGGCGTTGAGGACAGGCTAGCGGGCATGCCGCTAGTGGGCGACCTGATCAATGGCCGCCGATTGGAGGGCCTGCGTGAGTTCAACCGCGCGGCCTATGACGAGGCTCTTGCACCGATCGGCGCAGGTAGTGCCGGTCAGGTCGCGGAGGCTGGCATTAATCGAGCGCAGCAGGCGGTCAGCCAGGCCTATGACGACGCCTTGAACGGCGTGAATATTTCACCTGACGCGCCGTTTATCGGTGGCATGCGCCGGGTACGCGGCGATGCAATGGCGATTCCCAATCATGGCGCTACGCTCGGACACACGCTCGACAACGACCTTGGCAATTTGTTCGGCAATAACGGCATGCTGAGCGGCGAAAACCTTCAGGCTGGGCTACAAACTCTCCGTCAGGAGGCAGCGGCCTATAAAGGCCAACCCCTCGGATCATCCGCCATGCGTTCGCTGCGGGATGCGGAGGGGGAAATCACCGATCTGGTGGGCCGTCAGGCACCTGATGTGATGCCTGCCCTGAACAACGCAAATCAGGCCTATCGCAACCTGCGCATATTGGAGGATGCTGTAGGCGAGGCGGGCCGCAATACCGATGGCATCTTTACGCCTGCCCAACTCACGTCGATGTCGGCCCGCAATACGAAGGCCTACGGCGGCAAGGCGGCGAACGCGCGCGGCGATCGGCCCTTTTTCGAACTGAGCCGCGACGGGCAGGAGATTTTGCCCTCCAAGGTTCCTGACAGCGGCTCTGCTGGCCGCCTAGCACTCCCGGCCATCCTTGGCGGCGCTGGCGCTGGCGCTGGCTACCTTGGCGGCGATACCGAGAAGGGCGCCGCTCTGGGGCTGGCGCTTGCCCTGCCCGCAACCCGCCTTGGTCAGCGGACGATCCAGTCTGCCCTTATAGATCGCCCCGATGCATTCGTGCGGATTGGGGACCAGTTCTATCGCAAGCGGGCTATTGGTGGGATGTTCGGGGCGGCAGCGCTACCGTATTTGTCACAGGGTAATTGATGACCATGGCATATCCCAGCGCGATATGTCCGAAAACCAGCGCCCAAAAGCCGATTCTCGCCCGGCGCTCCCACTTCTTCAGCTTCAGGTCTGGCTCATACACGCCGGTCCTGGGGTTGAGATCGAGGGGAATTTCGCGGCGTCGCGCCTTCCAGTCCCGGTACTCGTACAGTGCCGCGCGCGCCGCGCCGCCGCCAAGTGCTGCCAGGAAGATTTGCCAGTTTGCGTCCACACACTGGAGTTACGACGAAAGCCCCTTTTCGACAAGACGGCGAATTGCCTCCGCTCTTGGAGGTAGGTCAGGCTGCGTTCTACGCCATTCATCGACCATGCGCAGCCAATCTTCGGAGGCGCGCATTTCGAACCTAACGGATTTTGTTTCATCTGACATGATTTTGTCCGTACACCCCATTGACACCATGGTCAAGTGTACGTACATAGTGGGCAAGCCGGTTGGAAGTTGGAGCTTCCGACCGGCTCTAACCGCAACGATCATTGGAGTGATCGCAATGGCTGCACAAATTATCCCATTCCCCCAGCGCGCTCGTCAAGTCCCACACGACCCTGTTGCATGGATGTCAAAGCCTCATGAATTTTGGACGCTGGAGGACAGCGCCGAAGAAGCGCGCTATCGCGTCGCAACACTCCGCGAAGAAGTGGCCGATTTTAAGTTGTTCTGTCCTGCCGAAAAACAATTAAAATACGCTGCTAAGCGCGGGGCGCTTATGTTCTGGGAGGATGAACTCATCGCACGTGAGGCGGCTCTCAAAACCGGGTTGATCTACAACGGCATAACTTATGCAGAAACGGTAGGTGTTGCATGACCACCCCCGAAGAATGGCGCGACATTCCCGGCTGGGAGGGGCTTTACCAAGCCTCTTCCCTTGGCCGCATTCGGAGCCTGCCTCGCAACGTGGTTCGCGGAAGTATTAGGGGGCGAACAAAAATCAGAATTTTGACAGCCGGCATCAAATCCACCGGATACCCGCATGTGACCTTAACTGCTGGCGAGAGTGAAGTTACTATTGCAGTGCATCGCCTAGTTTGCTCGGCATTCCATGGGACAGCGCCGAAATCAACATCGCAGGTGGCGCACAGGGATGGTACTAGGATCAACAACAAACCGGAGAATTTGCGCTGGGTCAGCGCCAAAGAAAATGCTGAGGATCGGCATTCCCATGGCAGGACTGTCAAAGGCGCCCGCCATCACAACTTAAAGTATTCTGATGAACAAGTCTCGATTGTCAGGCGGTTAAAATCTGAGGGTAAAACGTACAGCCAAATAGCTGAATTTGTTGGCTGTTCACGATCACAGGCGTTCAATATCGTTAAGCATACCCAGCGTAAATGACTGGTATTCGAACATAAGCGCGCGGGCGCCTGCGAAACCGGCGGATGCCGCTATGATGTTCCAGTCGATTTGCACCCAACTCCATTATCTGAAAGGCTGCTGCCGCTCCACCTCTAAAGCGGCATCCCAGTCAAGACGGTGTAGGTAGTAATTGCGTACCGTTACGTCGATGAAATATCTAATTGACCAAAATCCGAAAATGGCCGCCGCAGCAATAAACCATTCACGATACCCATGAAAATTTGCAACTGCAGCCAATACAGAAAACCCAGCAATAAGGTCTAGTGTGGCTATTTTCTGGAAGTCGCGCTTTTGGTCGCGCAAAAGACTGTCGTAAACTTCCTCTGCGTTGTTTCCATTTTGAAAGAGGTTAACGTGGCTCATTCGCCTCTCCCGGTATCTTTTTCGGCAATAATTTGCTCCACAGCCACATCCAGAGCCGTCTTCAAAATATCCTGCGTCCATTTTTTCATAGCATCGTACTCTTCGCGACTTGGCCCTTCGAATGAAGACTCTAGGCGGGCGATGATTTCGGCATTGAGGGAGCGATTAGCATCGTCCGCTGACTTCTGAACCCGCGCTTTTAATGCAGGCGGCAGGCGAAGGCCAAAAGGGGCAATGCGCTTCTCAGATTCGCTCATGACTGCCTTTTGCAATCATCGATGTTGACAGGCAATGACTTCCAATGGTAGCTAACTTCCATTGGCAGCTATAGAGGAGCGTATGACACACCAGATTGCACCATTCGGCCTGCGAATACCGGATGACCTGAAAGCCGAAGTGAAGGCGCTCGCACGCCGAGACGGCCGTTCGATGAATAACCACATTGTGCACGTCCTGAAAAAGGACGTTGCCGCAGAGAAAGCGGCGTCGAACCCCACGGCCTAGACAACCAGGGCTCGACGCCTTATCAAAGGAACCAACCAATGAATGCTCTCATAGGTAGCAGTGGCGGCGGAAAAACGCCAGCCAAGATGACCAGTCTGGAAATTGCCGATTTGGTCGGCAAGCGCCATGACAATGTGCGTCGCACCATCGAAACTCTCGCTGAGCGGGGTGTGATCACTTTACCTCAAATTGAGGAGAAGCCCACGAATGGTCGTCCGACGACCATGTACGTCTTCTCCGGCGAGCAAGGGAAGCGCGACAGTATCATCGTCGTCGCCCAACTTTCGCCGGAGTTCACTGCTCGCCTTGTCGATCGGTGGGCCGAATTGGAAAAGGCGCGGTTGACCGCCCCTGTTCGGATGCCCCGCATCGACGTTTCGCGTGAGGTACGTCTATGCTTCGGCCAGCACCTCCGGCTGGCCAAACTGATCGGACTTTCAGGCAATCAGGCTGCAATGTCCGCAAATCGCGCGACGGTGGCTATGACTGGCGTCGATACTCTTGGCTTAATGGGAATCACTCATATCGACGCTCCGCAGAACGAAGCGCTCCTGACGCCTACCGAGATCGGCCGACGCTCTGGAAAGGGCTCCGGGCAAGCGGTGAATCGCATCCTCTGCAATATGGGGCTGCAACAGGATTTCCGCGACGCGAAGGGCCATGTTTACTACGAGCTGACCGACGCTGGTCAGGAGGCTGGCGGCACGATGCAGGACACCGGCAAGAAGCACAGCACCGGGACGCCGATCCGGCAATTGAAGTGGCCAAGCTCCATCATCCGACGCATTCAGGATCAGGAGACGGTTCAGTGACCAAGGAACTGCAATATGAAAAGGTCGAGGTTCTTTGGGCCAATCCCGATGAAACCGGCAAGCGTGCGTGGCTGATCGACGTATACTTCGATGACGGCTCGCACATCATTATGGACGATCAGCCTTCGCACGAGAAGGCGCTGGTCGAGGCGCACAGCTATGGCGTTCCGGTGATGGATTGCAATCCGACATTGGCCGTAGACTAACCCACTAAAATCAGAACGGCGCGGGTCTCGCACACCCGCGCCGCTCCTAACCCTCAACTAAGGAGCACCTTAGTCATGGCTACCCGCCCCAATAACATAGTTGCATTCCCCGCAGAAGTGCTTGCCGACCAAAAGGTCCGCCAGTGCGAGCGCATGGTGAAGAAGCTCCTCGGCTGGATCGAGGATGCGGAACGATTCCCCAATGACCGAGTGTTGCAGATCCACGCCGCCACGGCCGGGCCGATGCTCGAAATGTGGAGCGACGACCTCAAGGCCGCCAAGATCAAACGCGAACTGTTGAATGCTGGCGACACCATGCGCCACGGCGGCATGATCTACCGCGCCCAGCCCAGCCAGAATGGAGCGCACTAACCTATCGGCGGCCTTCGCGCCGCCGCATCTTCCCCCTTCCCTCCCCCGCATTTTCTGCTAAATTGCGGGCATCACCGGGAACTGAGCCGCCGCCACGGGTCGCGCGCCAATCATCCCTAATCCCACATCGCGAGAATGCAGCGGCAACCCCGCCTCTCGCCGGATTAGGAATGAGGCATTGGCCGTCGCTGACTGGAATACCGATCCAAGCCTGAACACGTCGATCGGCGGGATCAACATCGCCGAAAACTGCCCTGCGGGGAACGTCAACAACGCCATCCGTGAACTGATGGCTGAGTTTGCAGCATGGCTCGACGGCGGTTCGGGGTTTCAGCCCAGCGACGCGACGCTGTCCGCTCTCGCGGCCGTCACAACCGCCACAAATAAGCTGATCTACGCCGCCAGCGCAGATGTATTCGAAACTGCCGATTTAACGGCTTTCGCTCGCAGCATATTAGCCATGACATCCGGTTTCCAAATCGCGCAAGCAATTGGGGCGGTATCGGTCAACTCTGCGAATCTGGCCAATCCTGGGCATCTTCGGTTCGTTATCGGGGATAAGCATTTTCAGGTCGGGTGGGGCACCTTCACTGCATCTGCTAATGGCTATACATCAATTGCGTATAGCGCGCCATTTCCGACTGCGTCTTTTCCGGTAATGTCCGGCGTTGGCGAATTTTCTTCGACCGCGCAGGACAACAATCCGGGCCTCAGCTCTGCCAGCACTACAGGCTTTCAGGTTTTCAACGCCAGCAACGCTGCCGCGTGCTGGTACATCGCTGTGGGCTACTGACCATGGCGCTCATTCATATCTTCGATCTTGTGGTCAACAAGAACACCGGCGTGCCGATTCAAGGCGCTTCGGTTCGTCTGCGCTATCAGGACAGCAACCTGCCCGCGCCGATCTACTCGGATGAGTTGGGAACGCCGCTACCGAATTACGAAGCGCTCACGGATTCGACCGGCACCTACAGTTTCTATGCCGAAGCAACGAGCAAGTATAAGCTGCAATTCTATGTCGGCGGCACGCTCTATCGTGAGTTCGAAAACTATTCGCTGCTAAACAATGTCATCACGGCGGCTGAGCAAATCAGCACGACCGATGGCAGCAATGTCCAGACTTCGCTTGACGACAAGGCCCCCAAGGCATCCCCCGTCTTCACCGGGCCGGTCAACGTGGCCGACCGGGTGCTGGTCAACAAGACGATCAGTGGCGCAGCTCCAGCGTTCTCGGCCAACGGGGACATGGTGGCGAACAATGCCTTCCTTGTGAACGATCGCCAACTGGCGGCCGGGGCCGGGCTGGAAAATATCACCGGCATATCCTCGATCAGCTCCCAATATGTCGGGTATAGCAGCCCGCAGCGCGGCTCTGCCGTCTCCCGCACGACCAGCGTTTATGTGTTCGATACTGACCGGGGCGCAAACCCCGGATCGATGGAATTTGCGCCTGAAATCCGGGTGCTCCGCGCGCGTCCTGACCGAACGAATGGCGGGGCTAACTGGTGGGGGATGGACAGCACGCTGGCCGGGCCGGTGGCCGCCCGCGAGCAATATATGGGCGACGTCCACCTGTTTCGGAAGCAGGCGCCCGGCGGCGGACCTGGGCTGATCGGTGGCGTTCGCTATTATGGGTCTGTCGGCAAAATCGTTCTCGCCACCACCCTGACACAGGGCGGCGGATCGTTCGGTGCGGTCGATGAAGTCACGACTTATACGATGGACGCCGGTTTTCAGGTGGCGGGCTGGGCGGGCCCCTATGGCACGCCGAACGGCCAGCATGCCAACGCCACGCCAGCTTTCGGCGTGGGCATCGCGGTCGGCGGCTATCCGATCGCTCCATGGGTCGGTCATGATGGCTCGATCCGGTCGAAGATCACGACAGGCGTTCAGGTGCAGGACTTCACCGGCACCGGCATGATCATCGAGAACGGCTATGACGGCTCGACGCCGCTTATAGTCCGTTCGCAAATCCTGCCTTCTACGCTGGGCTCGTTCGTCAATGCGCAGGCATCAACGGCACGATCGACGAGTGCAGGCGGCAACCTCTTCCAGATGACGCAAGGGTTCCGGCGATATGCTGCCGGCACCGACTGGATGAGCGTCGAGCACCGGACCTTCATGGCGGTCGATAATGACATCAGCGTAGGCGCCTGGATGGCCTACCGGGGCAAGGCTGGTGCTGCGACCGAAATCCTGTTCGGGCGCGGCGCGTCCAACACGGGCGACGTAACGATCCGCTCCACCGGCGCGCTCAATCTCAACCCGATGGGCGCCGCGCCGACTGCCAAGTCAAACGGCGATATCTGGCACTATAACAACCAGATCGTCGCACGCCTCAACGGCGCGGACATTGCCCTCGGCGCGCCCGGCGGGTTCCCAGCCTATACGAGTTTCGGCGCGAACCTGATCGCGCAGGACATCAACACGGCTGAAAACACGGTCCTCTATTATGAGGCTTCCGGTGCAGCGCGGGCGGTGCAGCGCGGTCAGGTCTGGCTGTCCGACCCGCAGTTCGGGGCGCAGGCCAACAACCCGGCGTTTGACAATGCTACCGCGATCGTGGCCGCCGCCGAAAAGGCCATGGCGCTGGACGCCGATCTTGTCATTCCGGGCGGCCAGTGGTGGACGACGCCCGCCAATATCGGCGCTGTCACCAAGACCACGAAAAAGCTGGTCATTCGCGGGCTGGTGGGCGCGGTGCTGGTCGGGATTGCCGACACCGTGGCCAACGATCTCGCGGTGCTGCGCGTCAATTGCGATACGACGATCAAGCCTGACGTGATTGTTAAAGGTTTCAAGATCGATAACAGCCGGCGCACGTTCGCGGAGGCGCAGCCTTCCGGCACCGGTCTGACAGTCCGCGACGCCGGCACCTTCACCTTCGACCTTATGTATTTCTATGCGGGTAAGGATTTCCGCGACAATCTCGAAGCATTCAAAGGTGACAGCGGCGTCTCCACGACGGGCTGCACCAACGTCTTTGGCAGCCGCAGTACCTTTGAAGGTCAACCCGACAAGGGTGTCTATAACAGTCTCGGCACGCATATGCGCCTTCGGGACCTCATCTTTCTGTCGTGCAACACCTGCGTCGGGATGACGCGGGCGGGCCGCCACAGCCTGGTTATCAACGGTTGCCGCGCCTATGGTTGCGGGTCCGGCTTTGGCATCTACTGGTGGGATGGGCTGGGCTATTTCGAGGAAGCGGGCACGCTTCTGGCCAGCGATATCTATTTCGAGAAGTGCGAAGGCCGCCTGCTCTTCACTCTGGGCGGCGGCACGATCAAGGCTACCGGTATCGTGGGGCGGGATTTCGGCTTTCGACCGCGTGAGGCGGGTGCAGCCACGCCGGCTTATGTGCTTCCCACGGCCCCGCAAGCATTTCGGCTGGAAGGGGCGCATGATTGCGACATTGAATTCGACATTGCGCAAGTGGACTGGCCGGACACGAACTCCCATGCCCTTGTCAGATTGCAGGACTTCACCGATGGCGGCCAGAACATAGCCTGCCGCAATAACAAATGGCGAGGTGTCGCGCGCAATCTCCCCAATGCGCTACGCGCGCATGAACTGAACAATACGCAGGGCTCATTCTCCGACGTCACCTATGACAATGTCTCCACGGCCAGAAATTCCGGTTATGGCGACAATGGTCTGTCGCTGAGCGCGACGGTCACGGGTTCGATGCATTTCGCCCGCACGCTGAGCGGCGGCCTGTCGATCTACAAGAATGGCGTTCCGCTGTCGGATTTTATCACCATGGCGCCGATAGCGGTGGGTGGCGGCGTCCTGTTCGACGCGCCGACAACCAATGAATGTCATATTTCGCGCTCGGCCACCGATGATGAGATGACGATCCATGCATCATTGATCAGCCCATACAGCTTTGTCGATGCAGCAGTTGTGACCGCGTCGGTCAGCGGTACGACGATGACTGTATCTGCGGTCACCAGCGGCGCGCTCGCGGTGGGGCAGGCGATCCGTGGCGTGAATATCGCGACCGGAACGACGATCACGGCGCTCGGGACCGGCACCGGCGGCACGGGCACCTATACGGTCGACACGTCGCAGACCGCTGCTTCGGCAGAGGTGCGGGCGATCGTCGACGGCGAAATCCGGATCGCGGGCCAGAGCTTCGTCTTGGCCACTGGCACTGGGACGATCGTACCAGACGCCGCCAGCCTCCCGCTCTCACGCGGCATCATGACCGTGTCCGGGTCCGGCTGGGAAGTTGGCATGGTGGTGGGCGGGGCCGGCCTGCTGACTGGTACGACGATCACCGACATATTGGGCGGCGGGCAATATCGGGTTTCCCGATCGCAGACGATTTCCTCGACCACACTGACCGGCGCGAGTGTTGTGCAGCGGAACGGCACCGGGTCGATCAGCTCAACGACGCTGACGCTGACGGATGGTGTGTTCGCTCTTGGCCACGGAATCACGGGAGACGGCGTGACGGCCGGGACGGTCATCACCGCCGTTTTGGGCGGCGGCCAGTACACGGTCAACAAATCACAGACCGTACCCGCTGGCACCAAATTCAGGACACTGGCCTCGGGCTTTCCATGGGCGGCCGCGCCTACTGGCGGCGGCAATGGCGAAGGGGCCGCCGGGCTCAACGCTGGCGTCACATGGCCGACCGCTTCGCGCGGCCTCTCTGCCCAAATGCCAGCAGGCCAGTTCTACGCGCGGCTGCGCTGGCTGGGGTCCAGCACGGTCGATCGCAGTATCAGCGCGCGCGACATGGATCGCACCGGCACCAATTTCCGCATGCAGTTCACGATTACCTGTCGGGCTGCGTGATTTTTAAAAGGGAGTCAAGAATGCAACCGATGATCAAGGTGGACCTGGCCGCAGCTCAGAAGGCAATGAGCCTTCTGAACATTCAGGAGATCGAAAAGACGCTGGAGCAGGCGCGCACGCAAGAGGCGCTGAACGACATAGCGTCGGTCAAACAGGCATTCTCTCGCGCCTCCATCGTTCAGGATGAACCGCCGCTCTCGCCTGGGGCGCCGTCTCCGGAAGCGCCGGCCCCTGAACCCGCTCTTGGCCCAAACGCCCCGGAGGCGCCCGATGTTCCGGCCCGCTGATTTCGAGACGCTGCGGACCTGCTTCGCAAGCGGTCAGATGAGCGAGGCGCAACTCAAGCAGCACTTCGCCGACAACCCGATGTTCCGGCGCTGGTGGGATCGGCGCGCCAAGGGGCGGTAAAAGGGAGTTAGGGCGTGGCCTCTGAATATATCGAACAACTCGGCGCGGTGGTCGGCCTGGGCGGTGGTGCCGGGGGCGGCTTCTTCGCGATCAAGTGGTTCGCCGAATGGATCGCGGGCCGCCTGGACAAGCGTGAGGCCCGTCTGGACGACACGGCGGCAAAGCTGATCTCCGCCCTCGAAAAGCGCATCGAGACACTGACCGAACGGCTGGATGCGGTCGAGAAGATGCTGGCTGACTGTCAGCGGATGCACTCGAAAGCGGAGGCGGAGGTTCTGAAGCTGCGCGCCGTGGTCGAGGGCAAGGGTATCATTGACCAGAAGGCGCAGGCGATCGTCGCGGCGGACCGGCTGGCCCAAATGGGAGGTGAATGATGACGACGATCGAAGACGATGCTTTCGTGCGCCTCTTTCAGGAGCGCACCGGCCTGTCGCCGGTCGATGGCTGGGCTGGCCGCGACACGATCGCGATGCTCGACAAGCTGGCGCCGCCGAAAGCGACGGCAGCGACCGGGTTGCCTGACGACTATTGGCCGATGCTCTCCAAGATCGAAAGCGGCGACCGCCCATATATCAAGGCTAGCACCTCCAGCGCGTCCGGCCTGTACCAGTTCATCAAGTCAACTTGGCTGGGTGAAGGTGGGTCGTGGGGATCTGACGGTAACGCAGCTTTCGGCGGCCTCAAGCCATCGACCGACGAGCAGACCGCGAGAGCTAAGACGTTTACCGCCAAAAACGCGGCCTATTTGCGCGCCAAGGGTATCCCGATCAACAAGGCCTCCCTCTATGCCGCCCACTTCTTCGGCCCGGTCACGGCAGCGGCTGTCATCGGCGCCGATACCAAGGCGCGCGCTGATCTGATCGCCGGCTCAGCGGCAACCAAGGCGAACCCGTCGATCCTCCAGAATAAGACGGTCGGTGAATTTCTGTCCTGGCTGCAAAAGAAGACCGGAGATTGGGCGCGATGAACAACCGTCACAACGTCCTGTCATATCTCGCTACGCTCGCCGCGATCGTCATCATGACCATCGTGGCGGCGGTCATCTGTGTGGTCGTGGAGCCAGATACCCACCTGCCCCAGATCGTGGCGGCGCTGGGCTTCATCGGTGCCGCTGTGACCGGCCTGATCGGCGTCATCGGAACCTTCAAGGCCCGCGACAATGCGGATGTCGTCAGCGAGCAACTGATTGCGAAACTGCCGCCTGCCACGTCGCCGGAGGAGACGCAGCCATGACCCCCGAAGCGGCAATGGGCCTGTTCTGGCTGACCGTGGCGGTGCTGGGCTGTTGCGCCTGCATCGCGGCCAATCATCTGGTGCGTCGGTGATCCGGCTCCTTCCCATCCTCCTGCTGGCCGGTTGCCAGTCCCTCCCCTCCGTCGACTGCGCCAGCGCGGAGAAGGTCCGCACGGCTGCGGAATTGGCGATCAGGACGATTGATCGGGTTTGCCCGGCTGAGTTTTAGCGTCAGCCGCCCTGCACTTTTTCGCCAACCGCCGGCCGTTGTCCCAAGCGCGCTTGTACACGGCCATCCCGGCCCGCAACTGCTCGCACGCCAGGTTCTTCCCGCCGCTGTAGACCTGCCCGACCGTCCGCCCATATCTGTCCCGCGTGACCGGCGAAATCACCACGTCGCCACGGATCAGCTTGGCGAGGTGCGCTTTGCTTTTCTGCGGGTCGCCGGGCGCGCAGACGCGGCCTTTGCGGCAATGGCCGGGCATTTCTGGCGCATCGATGCCGAGGAGCCTGACGCGGCCGATCTCCGGGCATTTGAGGGTGTCACCATCCACGGCCACGCAGGTCATCGGGATCTGGTAGATGGCCAGGAGGATGGGAAGGATCAAAACGCAGGATCTCCAGCTTGGTGACAACGATGCGGCTCGACGCGCCGGCCGCATTTGCAGATGTATTCGGTGGCGCTGGCGATCGTTTCGGCTTCAAAGCGGGCAAACAATTGCAGGCCGGTCACCGCATCCCATTCGCCAGCAATTATCCGCCGCCGATCAAACGCTGGTGGATTGAATAACTCGACATAGGCCTCTCTCGCCCTCTGGCTCACCTCAACCATTGCTTGCTCCCTTCATGAGGATGGCGCGGACGGCGAGGCCGAGAGGGGTCAGGGGCCAGACGATCGCTGTTTGCGGAGAAAACATAGTGCCGCGCCCGTCCGTGTTGCGCCGACACAGGCCGCGATTGTAAAGCGCTTCAACCGTGCGCATCGACGCCCATCGGTATGAGCATTTACCGGCGTTCGGATGAAGCAACGCCTTTTTCTGCGCCTCACTCAGCCCCGCCGCTATGCGTTCTGGGTCGGTCATCGATCCGCGTCCTTCATCATGCTCAACATCTTGTTTTCGAGCCGCCATCTCGCGCATTTTCGCCAGTCACCGCATCGGTGGCACCAATGCATCCATTTGCCCAATTTCCCATTCCACAGAAAATTGGTGACAGGGTGATTTAAGCGGTTCTCCGGCATTTCGGGTTGATGCGACGGTTGTGTTGATGGGAGGGACGACCGGAAGGGGCTTACCCAAATAGCCCAAGGGAGGGCGTCCCTTCCATCAACTAGGCACTGGTTAAGCGGCTATGTCATGCTCAGCAATGTGGCACATGATCGAGCATTCAATGTCAGGCTCAGTCCTGATGTCACCGCGATCGGGTGAAAGTTCATCGAGATACAACCCATTGAAAATGGACATGCCCAGTTTGCGCTCTAGCGCGGCCATCCGGTCGAAGACGGGAGGGAAATGCTTACGGATCATGTTCCAGTAGCCCATGCCGCCTTTGCAGCAGCCGATGCAATTGTTGTTCCGGAAGCCCAATCTATACATCACCGGCAGTTCGATACCTGCCCTTTCGACCATGGCAAGACAATCCGCCTTGGTCAGCCCCGCGTCGATCAGAGGGGTGAGCAATTCGATCTCGAAGTTGTTCTCTCGGAAATTAGCCGCCCGCTTTCTTTCCTCGACCGTATAGCCGAACACCTGAATGTCGTCCGGCCGTTGGAATTCAAACCGGGGAACTCGCTTCAGTTCGCCGGTGCAAGGCGCGCCGCCATGATGAAGGACAATCATCTTGCGTTTTTCCCAGACCTCCCATGGGTCGCGATATTCGGTCGAGGCCAAGCGCACAACAGGCTGACCGAACCACACCTCGCAATCGCGCAAGAACCGCTCGCTATCTGCATGTTCCGCGCCCGGATCGGTGTAAGCAATGACCACATTCTCAGCACCATATTTTGCCAGTGCGAGCTTTGCCGCAACTGCGCTTGCGGCTCCGCAAGAGAACCAAACAATCACCCTACGACCCATGCCACTTGCCTCCATATCCACTAGCGGTTATATCGCATATCCACTAGCGGATAACAAGAGGTAAGCACTAGTGGTTATGATAGATTCGACTAGCGGAATGAAAGTCGCTAAACCTCGCCGGGTGACGCGCCCCAAGGAATATACCGAGCAGTTGGCCTTCCTTGTGAAAGAGGGAACGGGCGACCGAATCGATGCGGTTCGCGGCGACAAAAAGAAGGCTGACTTCCTTCGGGACGCGGTCGAGAGCGCTCTTCGACGGCAGGAGAAGAAGCGCTGAACTGGTTAGGCCTGCCCGGCTTCGACGCCGACGAACCCCAGCATATCCTTGATGACGCGGGCGATCTGGCGGAGGTCCTGATTACCGTCCGGCCGATCGATACGACCTATGCCATCTGCTGCCTTGCCCAGAAGCTGGTCAAGAACGGGACCAAGGCGGTTCGTTATCGCGACCGGCGGCGCGACCCTGCGCCAACATGGCTGGTCGTGAAGCGCCAGCGGATGAAGTGCCATAGCTGCGGCAAGACGCTCTATCAGGACGTGCCGCACATGGACGATCGGCATTACATCACGGCCCGGCTGCGTTACGACATCGCCATGTCTTCCGCCAAGCGGACGTTCGCCGATGTCTCGGCTATGCATGGCGTTGAAGAGACGCTGGCGCGTCGGGTGTTCAGGAGCTTCGCTGACGAGAAGCTGCTCGCCTATCGATACGATGCGCCCCGTGTCCTCGGTATCGATGAGAACCATGTGCTGGGCGGCGCGCGCGGTGTGATCGTGGATGTCGGCAAGGGGTTGCTACTGGATGTCCTGCCCGGCCGGACGCAATCTGACGTGCGCCGGGGCTTCATGGAACGCATGGATAACTGGCAGAATGTCGAGGTATGGTGCCAAGATATGGCCGGGGCCTACAAGGGTGTAGCGACCGATCTGTTCCCGAAAGCCTTGGTGGTGGTGGACAAGTTCCACGTCGTCATGAAGGCCAACTACTGGTGGAATCGCATCCGGGTCGCAGAGACGCCGAAGCTGCCCAAGGAGGCGAGAGAGAAGATACCCGGACTGATCCGCGCCTTTGATCGCCATTGGGATCAGATGAAGCGCGGCCAGCAGGATCGGGTGGCCGAGTTCCTTGAATACAGCCCGCGCTTGAAAACCGCATGGACCATCAAAGAGCACTTCTATTATTTCTACGACGCCAAGGATCGAGAGGCGGCCGAGAAGGCCTATACCGCATGGGTCCAGTTCGCGATGAAGAACGGCCAGCACGCCGAATGGAAACGGCTGATGACCATGATGCAGCGATGGAAGCCGGAAATCTTCAACTACTTCGATCACCGCTGGACCAGCGCCAAGGTCGAGCGCCTGAACAGGTCGATCAAGGACATCAACCGTGCCGCCAATGGCATGGACTTCCAGACGCTACGGGCGAAGGCGCTGCTTCGCCATGGGCAACTGATCGCCCCAAAATCGTTCACTCATTATCATATTGACACGATGCCTACCGATCTGATCGTTCACGATCTCGACTGGCTGCCAGAAGCTATATCAACCCCGTTTGCCGGATGACCATTTAAGCGGCACCAAACCGCACGAAATATGCCCATCACTCCCCCTCCTTCATCGGGGCGGCGTCGCGGCGCTCTTGCGCGCGCTTTTTTCGCCGCGCCATGATGAACTCCAGAACCTCAAAAGCGTCTTCGTCATCGACGCTCTCTTGATCCTGAACCAGCGAGATTATCCCGATTCCAAGCGACCTTATTCTGTTCATGACCCACAGGAAGGCGTTGACAGCCATCGTGGGGTCAGGGTTTGCGGTTTGGACCACAATGTTCGGATACTGGCTCATGCCTTTCTCTCCCCCGCGCCAGTGGGGTAAGATGCTTGGGCGACAAACTGGCGTACAATGCGGTCGATCAGGGCCTGCTCAGCTTGGCGGACATAGCCATCTGCATCCGCCTTGCCAGAGCGAAGCATTTCTTCCGCCTGCCTTTTCAGGACTGGACCTAAGAGAACGCCTGTGTCCCACCAGCGCACCAACTCGCGGGCCGCCTCTTGGTCCTCCCCACTCGTCAAGTCTCGCTTGACAGGTGCGGCTGGCTCGACCTCTTGCGAGGCCCGGAAAGTGTGCCACTCTTCATCAGCAATGTGCATGGCATCCATGGAGGGGAAGCGGAAAACCATCTCATACTTGCCGCCGCCAGAAATGGTTGTGCGGAACGCCGCCCGCATGGTTGGTAATTCGGTCATGGCAACGGCAACTCCCTAATGGCGCGGGCTATCTTTCGGGCGGCGGTGTCATAGCCATCCTGGTACCGACCATTTCCGCTCATGACGTTTCCGTCTGCCACCTTCGCAGCCGCCTCCCGCATAGCCGCCACATCCCCGCCCTTTGCGTTTTCTGCGGGTTGGGCGAGGACGGCGGTGCACAGTTCAACAAACTCTTGGTTCGTTGCCGCCTTTTCCATGTCAGGTGGAGCTTTCGCCAGATGCTGTTGCACGTAAAATTCGAACTGATTGCGGCACTTCTCCAGCGCGCTCCGCAAATCCTGATCGTTATCGCTCATGATCGATCCTCCAAAAGCAGGCTGACGAACACGGCTAGGCCAAAAAGAAACATGGCCACTGCGACCGCTAATTCCCAAGCGCTTTGATGAAAAGCGACACCAATTGAACCAGACCAAATACCACTAACTGCCAGAAAAAGGCGCGCGATTACCCCTGCCGCTCCACTTTCTTTGACCCATCTTTTGTATTCATTTTTCAGCCGCGCAAATCGGCGCTCTTCTTCATCACTCATGATGTTCTCCTTTGAGGGCGACCTCCGCGACGATCAGCGGCCAAAGCTGCCGGTTCGTCCAAAAGTCTTTCTCGCAATCACCGGCCAGCA